ATAACCCACAACAATTTAACCAAAACTTCTTAACGCAGGATAATGATTATAATAATCAATTTAATCCACAACAGCCAGCTGGAAACCCTATTAATAATAACATAAATCCTACTAATAACGGCTTATTACAGGTAAGTAATCCAGGAATGGAAGGTTATGGACAGGTTCCAGGACAGGCACCTAATTTTTTAGAAGTGGATGAGTTTGGAAACCCTTCTAATCTACCTACAGGCCCTGTAGGGCAAAATGGTATACAAGGTCCAGCAGAGTATAATCCTGGTATGTTTGGTAAGCAAGACGGTTTTGGTAGTGGTCAAGGGTTTTTTAGTAAGATAGGCCAAGGTGGAGAAGGTTTTATGGGTAAATTTGGTACTGGAGAAGGGGCAATGGCTAATATGGATTGGAAAGGTGCTGGTCAAGCTATAGGCTCAGGTCTACAAAACATGGGAGCTAATATGGGTCAAGGTTTCCAATTTGGTGGATATGGTCAGCAAAATAGAGGTAGATACTAAATATGAGTTTTTCACAACAAAATGTAGACTTTTTAAACAAACAATTCGATAGAATGGGGGTAGACCCAGAACAAAGAGAGAGTTATATGAATAATATGTATGATTTTTCTCAACAAGTTAGACATATAGAGTCTGACAACAACCCATTAGCAGCTGCTGGTACAACTAGTGCTAAGGGTGTATATCAATTTACAGATGATTCTGTTAATACAGGTTTAAATAGAATGGGCAATTTAGGATATGGTCAAGATTATACAGGCGGAATAAGTCAAAATCCAGCAGAATGGAATGATGAACAGGCTGATTCAATGTTTTTGTCTAATATATTCGCTCAAACAGGTTCAGATGATTATTTAAATAAAATAGGCGGTGGTGATGCTCAAGCAAGGCAAGATGCTTATTATAAATTCCATCATACAGCTCCAGATGAGGCTACAATAAACAGGGTCAATAAAATGATGCCTAATATACAAGACCAGGTAGTAGCAGAACAAGGTTCAGAGGCCTTCACTCAACCACAACAAGCATCAAATAGCTTTGGTTCTAAGTTTGGCAGTGGTGAAGGTAAGATAGCGAATTTTTTTAAGGGATGGACATAGTATAAAGAATGTATACTATTGAAATACACCACAAGGGAGATAGAGACGCTACAACCTATTCTATCTACAAAGAGTCAGAAGCAAAAGACAAGAAATTAGATTATAAGTATTGGAGAGACGCAAATGAAGGAGAATATGGGTTATCCGATGATGGCTATGTTGCGAAGGTCATCACACGAGCAGTATACAAACCTACTAGTGTATATGTGCGCTATCCCTATGGCTATACTTTTTTTAACCCTAACTATGCTACTACTAAGCTTAAAGCAAGTGGTCGTATGGCTAATAACACCATTAGTGGGAAGACTCACTGGGAAGTCTTGTGTGGGCAACAGAAACTAAATAATCTAGCGATGGTATATGCTCAGACTATGGATTATAACAAAGCTATTGGGACTGTATTAGATAATCCTACTAGTAATCAAGAGCGTATGTGGAAACGCAGAATGAAAACGGAGAAGTTTAAAGATATGGTAAGAGATGAATTACAGAAGTTACTTCAAGACCATGGTATGACAGAAGGTTATACTCTAGAGCTACTTGAAGAAACTATAAAAAAAGCCAAGGATAAAGGCGATATAACTAACTTGATGAGAGCAGTAGATAATTTGCAGGATATGCACGGTATGAAAGATAAGAACCTTATTAAGACTACTGAATCTATAGAGGCTACAAGCAATGTTAGGTTAATAGATGAGCTTAGGGAAGAAGAAGAAAAGCTTATCGCAACTAAAACTACAATCAAGGAGGAAGAATAATGGATAAATGTGAATGTGAAGATTGTAAATGTGAAAATTGTAATTGTAAGAAATAATTGGATTATGAAGAAAAATATGCTCAGTTAGGTGCACTTAAAAAATTGCGGAATAATATGGCACTGTTTGGAAAGCACTGTTTCCCCACAGCCCTCCGTAAAAGCACACCTCCGTTTCATGCGGAGGTCTACGCTAACTTAGCCGATGACGAAAAAAGAAGAGTATTAATCGCTGCTCCTCGTGGAACAGCGAAGAGCACGGTTACTACTCTTATATACCCATTGTGGAGAGTCGCTTTTAAAAGAAGCGATGAAGACTTATTTATAGTTATAGTATCAGAATCACAAGCTCAGTCTATAAACTTCCTATCAAGGATAAAGTATCATTTAACCCATTCAGGCAAATTTAAAGAAGTATTTGGCGATATGGGTCCTAATACAGCTAGAAGGTGGACACATACCGATGTTGTACTTAATAATGGCACAAGGATAATAGCTGTTGGTACAGGACAAAGGGTTAGAGGTTTTATTGAAGGGGATACAAGACCTAATTTAATTATAGTAGATGATTTTGAATCAGAATTAAATGCTTATACTCCAGAGGCAAGAGCTAAGAATAGAAAGTGGATAACAGAAGCTGTTATTCCTTCTTTGTCTGATGAAGGTAAAATAGCGATGATTGGTACAGTAATATCTGAAGATTGTTTCCTTTATTGGGCAAAAGAGTCTTCTGCTTGGAATGTATTATGGTATTCCATATGGAATGACAAAGAAGAGAGTATTTGGCCTGAAAGGTTCCCAAAAGAAAGAATCCTTAGTATTAAGGAAGAATTTTCTTCTGTTGGAAATATTAATGGATTCTATCAAGAATACATGAATATAGCACAATCTCCAGAAGACGCTCCTTTCCAACCTGATTGGATAAAGCTACATAGTTATGAATACAAAAAGATTGATGGACAAAATGCCCTTATCAAGAATGAAGGGTTAGAGAATGAAAAGATTAAACCTGTTGAAATATATACTGGAGTTGACCCTGCTAGTTCCTTATCTGCTAGGGCTGACTTCTTTGTTATTGCTACTATTGCTATAGATAATGATAACAATAAGTATGTTATAGATATATACAGAGATAAGATTTCTCCTGCAAAACAGCCTCAAAAGATAATAGATGTTTATAAAAAGTTCAAACCTAGGCGAATTAAGGTTGAGACTGTTGGATATCAGGAAGCTTTAAGGACTGCAGTACGAGAACTAATGCGTGAAGAAGAGATATACATACCTGGATTAGAATCTGGTGTTAAACCTAGAAATTCTAAGTCAGAGAGATTATTATCCCTTGTCCCTTTATTTGCAAAGGGTACATTTTATTTTAAACCAGAACATATGATTGCCCAACAAGAGTTTCTTTCATATCCAAAAGGTAAACATGACGATATCATGGATGCTATTTGGACAGCCTTAGATAGAGCAAAGCCATGTAGAGTTCATGAATTTGAGAAAAAATCTAAAGAAGAATGGCGAAATAAAAAGAAAACACTTGATTGGATGACTATGTAATTCGTAAATTAAGCATATGGAATATTCCGAAAAAGACGGTTCACAAAAAAATGATATAGTAGATGAAACATTAGAAATCTTTGACCAATACTCTAGTAAAAGAGACAATTGGGCTATGCAAGCCAAAGAAGATAAAGAATTTAGATTAGGAAAGCAATGGACTTCTCAGCAAAGAGAGACTATGTTAGCTAGAGGACAGGCTCCAATAGTTATTAATAGAATCCATCCAGCAGTTGAGTCTGCAAAGGCTATGCTTACTTCTAATAGACCTTCATTTAGATGTGCTCCAAGAGAAGATAGTGATAATAAAGTAGCTCATGTAATGAGTGCTTTACTATCTTATATGTATGATGTTTCTGATGGAACATCTGTTATAAGACAAGCAGTAGATGATTACTACGTAATGGGTATTGGATATATACTTGTGCATCAAGAGCCTATGATGGATATGGGTAAAGGTGAGGTTTGTATGCATAATGTAGACCCATTAGATGTATATGTAGACCCTAATAGTCGACATAAGCTTTTTGATGATGCTGAGAATGTAATTATATCTAAGCTCTTTACTAAAGACCAGGCTAAAAAGATGTATCCTATGTATGCTAAGAAGATTGAAAATGCTAATTCTGATTCTGGTAATAAGGTAGACTTTAATGCTCCATGGACAGAAAGAGAAGATGATGGTGAAGTAATGTTCCCAGAAGATGTAGGTAGAGTTAATAACCAAGAGTATATAAGAGGTTATGAGAGATATTATAAAGTAGATGTTGAAGAATATCGTACATTTGAAACATTTTCTGGCAAAGAAGAACTTTTAGGTGAAGAAGAATTTATAGAGTATTTAGCAAAACCTGCATGGGAGATAGCTGGTCAAATATATACAGACGGAGAAAAAGTCAAGCAATTAATTATGCAACTTGAACAACAAAGACAGATGGCCTTACAATCTAAAATGCAAGAGCTACTACAATCTGGTTATAAGCAGAATGAAGCTATATTAATAGCTAAAGAAGAAGTACCTCCAATGCCAGTTGAAAAAATGACGTTTAAAGAATTAGTAGAAAATAAAGATATTGATATTGTCAAGGTAACTATTAAGAAGGTTCAACAATGTGTTATTATGGGAGAAACTAAGTTATATTCAAGAATATTGCCTATAGAACATTACCCAATAATACCTATGATGAACATACATACAAGAACGCCTTATCCTATGAGCGATGTAAGACTTGTCAAAGGTTTACAAGAATATATAAATAAAACACGTTCTTTAATCATTGCACATGCAACAACAAGTACTAATACTAAGATACTTGTTCCAGAGGGTAGTGTGGATATGAAAGACTTTGAAGAGAAGTGGGCACAACCAGGAGTAGCAATACCTTATGACCCAACAGATGGAGCTCCAGTACCAGTGCAACCAACACCTCTTCCTAATGAATTATATCAAAATGAACAAAGTGCTAAAAGTGATATAGACCATGCTTTAGGAGTATATGAGATGATGCAAGGAAACTCAGCAGCTGCACCTCAGACATATAAAGCAACTATAGCACTTGACGAATTTGGACAAAGGAAAATGAAGTCTAAATTAGCAGATGTTGAAGCTGCATTGGTTAGAGCAGGGCAAGTAGCTATTCCTCTAATGCAACAGCTATATACATCTCAAAAGATTTTTAGAGTAGTACAACCTAATAATTCCATGAGCGAATATGTTATTAATAAGAAACTTGTAGATGATAAATCAGGTGAAATAAAAATAATGAATGATATTACTCTTGGTAGATACGATGTTATGGTTGTAACTGGCTCTACATTACCAAGTAATAGATACGCAGAACTTGAGTTCTATATGGATGCATATCAAAAAGGATTAATAGATAGACAAGAAGTCCTTAAGAAAACTGAAGTATTTGATATGGAAGGTGTTCTGCAAAGAATTGATATGATTGCTCAATTGCAACAACAAGTAAAACAGCAAGAAGAGCAAATTAAAAGTCTTAAAGGTGACATGCAATCTAGAGATAGAGAAGCTGTTAATCTTAAGAAAAGAGTTGAAGTTGAGAAATTTAAAGGAGAACTTGGAAGTATTAGCAATAAAGCTAAAGCTGCAGGTACTCTTTACGATAAACGTCTTGATGACAGCTTAGCCACAGTAAAACAAGGCATCAGAGATGCTACAACTAAAATGGGCTCACCTTCATCTGGTGGCAAGAATGAAGCAGCTAAAGGGAGAAAGAAATAATGCAGAACGATAATATACAAACAGATACCCCAACTCAAGGAGCTAACGAAGAACAATACACTTCTCTAGAAGAAGCAGTATTTGGCGATGGTTTTAAGGAAGAGGGCTCTGATTCTATTTCTGATATTTTCAATAATCCAGGTAATGAAGGAAACGTAGAACAGGCTCCTGTGCAAGGACAACCCCAAGTAAACGAAGGTGTAAATACAGAACAAGCTCCGCCTGTAGATGGTGATAATGATACTAAAAGATATCAATATTGGCAATCACAAGCAGATAAGTACAAAAATGAATTAGCAGAAGCACAAAATGTTCAGCCTCAAGCTGCACCAGTTGTACCTGCTGTACCTCAAGCTGTACCTCAAGAGCAATCTGATGAATTTCCACCTGCTCCAGATAGACCTGCAAGACCAAGAACTTTTTCTAGAGAGGAAGCTTATACAGACCCTTCTAGTGAAAGCGCTAGGTACTTAGACGCAAAGGAAGATTGGGATGAACAAATGGTTGAATACAACGGTTTACAGACTCAATACCAAAATGCAGTGTTACAAGAGAAATTTGACAAGATGGAAAATCAGAGAGTGGATGAAGCCAAAAGGCAACAAGCCTCTCAAGCTGCTGCTAAAGAGCAAGCTGATATAGTTCAATATGTAACAGGGCATCATGGTATGAGTCAAGAACAAGCTAGTGATTTTATGACCAAAATGTCTGACCCTTCTTCTATTAATATCGATAATCTTGTTCAACTATATAGAATGCAAGCTGGTAATGCAGCACCGCAACAAAACGTTGCACCTGCACAACCTAGTGATATCTTTCAACAAACTAAGAATGCTCAGCAAGTACCATCCTCTATGGGAGTGATGCCTTCTGGACAATCTAGTAATGATGGACGTTCTATGGAAGATAAGATGATGGATAGTATGGTAGGGAACTTTAATGATAAGAACCCTTGGAAATAACTTAATTAATTATACCCAACTGAAGGCCTAACAAGGTAGTTGAGGAAGGGTAAAAATAAAGGATGGCGAAATGGCTAACGCAAGCATATTTTCGAATATGGGCGGACCCAATGCAGGAACAGGCGTTTCATTAGACGATACTAGACGAAAGTTTAATTTCGGTGAACGTGTTGCTGAATTGGCCCCTCAACAAAGTCCATTCTTCGTATATTTATCGAAGGTGGCAAAAAAAGCTACGAATGACCCTGTGTTCAAATTTCTTGAACAAAGACATCAATGGCAAAGAAGGAATTTTGAAATTCATACAGCAATGACAACATCTGATGCAAACGCAGCAGGTACTGCATTTACAGCAGGTGATGATTTCATTTTAAAATGTAAGTATGATGAATATGGTAAAATAGTAGCTGCTAGTGAATGCAGATTTATTGTACCAGGTTCAGTAATAGCAATGAAAGGTGATGATGGTGTAGTATATAGATTTAAGGTTAGTGAAAGTGCCGTAGTTGAAACTGGTACTTCTGTAACTGACGATGCAACATCACTTACTCATGATACTGATGATAATAAGACTAATATTGCTGGTGAAATGTGTACAGTAATAGGTACTGAAGTACCTTCAGGAACTGTATTCAGTGCTGGTAATAAAGGTCAAATTATTGGTAGTGCATGGGGTGAAGGAACCGATAGTCCTGTTGGTTGGGAAGATAAATTGTATGACAGAGAAGGATATTGTCAAATCTTCAAAACTGGTATGAATATCTTTTCAGGCACTTCTCTAGCTACTGAGTATAGAGGTATTGCTAATGAGTTTCAAAGAATATGGCAAGATAAACTTATGGAACATAAGATGGATATAGAACAAGCTATGTTATTTGGTTATGGTCAATCTTCTGCTGAAGCAGTAGCGACTGTTCCAACTAGATACAGTTGGGGTATTTTACCTTATACTGAATCATATGGTAAAATCTATAATATGTCTTATAGTTCTTCTGGTTATGATGCTTTCTTAGATGCAATGGAAGATTTCTTTGCACCTGAGTCTGGCAATAGTGGTAATAAATTAGTCTTGGCTTCAAGAAAAGTTATTACTTACTTAAATAAATTAGGTAACGGAAGTTTCCTAAATAATTCTGTTGGTTCATCTCAATATCGATTAGATGTACAATCAGTCCCTGGTGCTTTCGGGCATACAGTAACAGTTGTAAATACTATATTTGGTAATTTACACTTTGTTCCTGAGCCTTTATTAAGAGGGCCTTGGGAAGATTATTGTGTAGCAGTTGATATGAAGAATGTAGCTTATAGACCACTAAGTGGAAATGGTGTTAGTCGAGACACTTTCATTGAGACTAATGTACAAGACAACGGCGTTGATGGTAGACAAGACCAAATCATCACTGAATCTGGCTTGGAAATTAGTGTCCCTGAAACCCACGCAATTCTTAAATTCTCTTAAGGAAGGAGTAAATTATGGCAGCACAAACTCAAACTGCATGGACGACTACTCATCTTAGAGGGTTTAACGTGTATAGTAGTACGGCTACTACTGATGCGAATAATGAGGTAAATTGGTCATTAAAAACACCAGCTTCATTAAACACATCTAAACCTTGGTCCTTAGTTGTATCGGCTTCGGCCGCTCAAGATGGTGCAGCAGCACCATTAATGATTTGGGGTGGATATTCTGATGATTTTGCCTTAGCAGGTACAACTGCTAGAGCAACAGCAACAGATGGCGTTCAAATCGGAGAATTGACTGATGATTTAGGTTATGGAGCAGCTGTAGCAGGTATGAACTTTGCTATGACACCAGGTAGTTCTGGTTTAGCAAATGTTGTAACTATTGCGGCAGTAGCAACTGGCATGCGACATAATGTGCCCGTATATCCTTATTATGCTTTCGAGCTTATGGCGGATGATGCGGCTACATTAACAGCACATACATTAACCTTTAAGATTATACAGGAAGATGATGGTCAGAATGATGCGATAGCAGGAACTGATATCGGTGGAACTGGAACTGCACCTTATGGTATAGGACCTGACCCATCGTAGTAAGTGGTTAGTTTATTAATCGTGGAGGGGCCTTGTGCCCCTTCACATAAATTTAAAAGGAGAAGATTATGGCAGGTACTGCAAGTAATTGGACAAATTTAGGCAGTAATACGAATAGTGCTATTAATACTGATTCTGCTGCTGAAGAGAACGTTAGTGTAGCACAAACAGCTACAGGAGCTAGTGGTATAAATGCTCAAGTAAGACATGAATGTCATGTATGGTTAATTGATGGTGATGATACTTATACAAAATCATTTAACTGGGCAATAGATACAGATTTTACAGTAGTTGTAAATAGTGCTAAACAGACTATTTCAGACCCTGGTAATGTAGATGTGGACATAGAAGGTTCAGTTGATGGAACAAATTATATTAAGATGGCTGATTTAATGACTTGGGATGCAGGTACTGCAACTGTAGGTCAAGGAGTATATGATTATGAGGCATCAGGAAGAATGCCTTTTATGAGAATAGTCTTAGATGGAAATGCTGTTGATAATTCAGATGCCCCAATAAAGATTAATGTCTTTATGCATAGTATATAGTGGCAATAATAGCATCAAATACTAGTGAAGTAGCAGGTAAATGGCTTCCATATTATTATAAACCTTTTCGTTTAGGAAGAATAGGAGATGGATTAAATAGTGCAGATGGCAATATTTATATAACGCAGACAAATGGTTCTGGTGGTCCTGTAATTGATGGTACTTGTTTTAGTTCTCATAATTGTGGATTTTACTATATAGTAACAATTAAAAATTCTTCAACAGACGCATTTGAAGTTAAAAAGTACGATTTAAATGACAATCTTGTAGACAATATAGAAGCTAGTGCTGGTTATAATTGGGATGCAGGTACTATTGGTTTATATACTATAGATATAGGCGTAGCTATTTATTTGAGTAGTGGCACTTCTGGTACAGCTGGTGATACTTATAAGATAACTTTACCATCAGCTGACACAATGAATAGAAGGAGAATTTATCATGGAGGTTACTCTACTTTTATGAAAATACCTGAATTTGAGGCAATATCTTATCATAGTGATATTATACCTTGTGATTTAAAGAATAAGAGTATAAGTGTATCAATTAATCCTCCTATATATCCAAGTGCAGGAGTTGTTTCAAAAGCTTTAAACTTTGCACATAGTGAAGAAGATAGTGCAGGAAATCGTGCTATTAGTGCTATGTTAGAATGGAATGTTAACCCAAGTGGAGAACATTCAAATGTAGCTGTAGTTAATTATGGGTGGCATGCAGATGAAACTTGGTCATTAGGGGCTGAAGCTATCCATGATATAGACCCTAATATGGATTTTCCAATACATGCACAATTACCAGGAAGTGATTTAGCTACAGGAACTAGAAATTCAGGAACTGCTCAAACTCAAAATATACTAGTAGCTGGAAGAGCTGGACACGCAAAATTTAGATTAGAATATGAAGCTGGTGCTGGTGGCTCTGCTATGCAGGCAAATAATCAGTTCATACCAATAATATTAACAATAGGTTAAAAAGGAGAAGTAATGAGTGTTAAAAAAGAAAGAAAAAGTATAAACTTGGTAGGCGGTAGTTCAATTAGTACTATGGCCGTTAAACCAAAAAAACGTAAAAAGATGGGTAAAAAATCTAAATCTAGGGGTAGAAATACAGATTCTACAGTTGCAACTAGAGGTAGAGGAAGAAGTTCTAGACCTTAATGGCTAAAAAGTTAGCAAATAGATTTTCAACTAGTATCGGGAATCCTTGGCATGGTCAAGTAAAACCTGATACTAGAAGAAAATTAAACCTAAAGAAAAAGGGTAAAAAATAATGGCAACACCAGGCGCTACTATAGCGGAAAGAATAGAAGATTTAATAGGAGATGAATATGCTACTATACCTAGTCTTAGTTATATAGACTTAATAAATTCAGC